TGCTCCATTAGCACCTGCAACATTAATAGTAGCAAAGCTATTACCAGATGTGTTAGTATTAGTTATATTTAAGCCCATACCTGCACCTGAATTTGTACTATGTGTAATACTTACACTTTGACCTGCAAAAGTTGCACCTCCTCCTGCTGTTATAGAGCCACTTAAATAGAAGGCCTTAAATCTATAACTTGGGTCTCCTAAATCTGCATCATTGTCAATAATAGTACCTGTATGGTCGGTTGGTAAAATACCGTTAACGTGCATTCTTAAACCATTATGTCCTGCTGTAGTGCTATAAATGTTTACATCATTTGCTGTGTTTCCTACTGCTCCAATTACACCAACTCCACTTGATGTAATCTCCATTATTCCTGTTGTGTTTACTCCTGAGCTTGTAGTTTCTAATTTTTTAGAGTTGTCGTAATATAATTCTACTGCTCCATTTGCTACTGCTGATATTAATGTTTCTGTTGCTGCTTCATTACCAATAAAAAGATTATCTTGTGTTATTTGTAATTGTCTGCTATTTGCAGAAGCTATTTCATTTGCATTTGTTGTAGAATTATGTCTAATTTTTAAATCGTTAGAAGCTCCATAAAAAGAACTTGAGCTATCAGCAAAAGTTATATCATCTCCTGCACTTACTGATATATCCGTTCCTCCTGTAGTGTTTCCATTAGCAAGTATTTCTGCTAAAGTGTCTTGACCACTTAGTGAAGTATCTACATAATCTTTGACAGCAGCACTTGTTGGAATACTTGTATCATTATCATTAGAAGCTATACCGTCAGCTTCATCTACAAATTTTGTAATTGTTATTGACTCTGTAGTATCTGTTAAATTACCCCAAGATAAATTACCAGTTACAGAAGCATTACCAGTAACAGTTAAATTACCTGAGTTTCCTATTGTAACTGTAGTACCGTTATCTTCTATGAGTCCTGTACTTAATGTATTAGTACCAGTCCATTTAGCTATTTTGTTTGCAGTACCAGTTCCTAGTATAGCAGATGTATTGTCAATTTTTTGCCAAGTATCTGTTGCTCCAACTTCTACAAATATAGCCCAGTCACCAACTTGCCAGTCTGTAATACCGTCTAAGTTTGTAGTACCTGCAACGCTAACAATATAAAAATGTCCTGTAGTACCAGTACCGCTTGTTAATGTCGGTGTGTTTGTACTTGCGTTCCAAGTTCCTTGATAAACTAAACCTTGTGGCAACTGTGTTATTTGCGCTTGTAAATATCCAAGAGCTTGTAATATACTATCAGTAGATTGAATGTTTTGTGATGTACCTGTATTTAAATTTGTTAATACTTTTGCTGTAACTGTTGTATCTGCTATAGTTGTAGACATAGCTTGGTTACCACCAGAAGTATAATTATAAGGCCCACCAGTTGTAGTTACATCACCAGTTATAGTTAAGTCTCCACTTGTTGCTAAAGCTGTTGCTGTATCTGCATTTCCTGTAACATCACCAGTCACATTTCCAGTAAGGTTACCAGAAAATCCTGTTGTAGCTGTAACTGTAGTACCTGTTATTACAGTAGGTGTTGTGTTTCCTATTACTGTATTATCAATGTTGCCACCGTTTACGTCTATTGACGAAAATGTACTTGTGCCTGTAGAAACAATATTTCCAGTTACATTACCTGTAACATTACCAGTCAAATTACCTGTAACGTTTCCAGTTAAATCACCAACTACATTAACAGATATTGAACTTGGTAAACCTATTGTTACCGTTTGATTAGTTACGTTTGTAGTTACTTCATTTGACGTACCTACAATATTTAATGTTTGACTGTCTAATAATACTTGACTTGTATTTGAACCGTCTGAAATATCTAAGTCTTGCGCTGCGCTATTATTATCTACATATTGCGTTGTAGCAACTTTTGTGCTGTTGTCATTTGCGCTTTGTGTTGTAGCTGTAACTCCGTCTGCTAATATAGATGTTGAAGTTACAGTACCAGTAATATTTCCTGTTACGTTACCTTGTAAGTTTCTATAAACAGTAGAAGGCAAAGATATAACTAAACCAGTACCAGATGCGTTTGTTTGTACTTGGTTTGTAGTTCCAGTAATTGCGAATACTTGACTATCTAAGTCTACTTGGCCTGAACCTGTATCTGCGCTAAAATCTAAATCTTGAGCAGTTACTATTGAATCTACATATGCTGTAGTTGCTATTTTTGTACTATTGTCTCCTTGTGTTTGAGTAGTTGCAGTTGAGTTGTTTGGTAATACAACACCTGCTGAATTTAAAGATATTGTTAAGGTTTGATTTGAAGCTGACGTAGTAAGTTGGTTTGCTGTACCTTGAATGGCAAAAATTTGTGAGTCTATGTCTACAGCTCCTTGTCCGCTATCACCGCTAAAATCTAAGTCTTGTATTGTAATATTATTGTCTACATAATTTTTAGTTGCTGCGTCTTGTAAATTTACTGGGTCAGTTACATTTATAATTCTGTTTGTAGATAAGTTTAAAGTACCGCTAATTTTAACTGTATTAGATGTACTTAAATATACGCCACTTCCATTTCCTAAACCGTCTGTTAATTCTGTCTCAGATGCGGTTAAAACATTGTTGTCTATTGTTTTTATTAGGCCGTCATATGTAGACGCTATTGTTTGATTATATAAACTTGCCATTATTTTTTATTTTTATTATTCTGTTTTTTCTTCAAAAAAGTTTTTAATTTTTTTATGTTTACTACTTTTGGTCTATATTTCATAATACCCACCCATTATATAACGCATCATAATCAGGATTTATGTCATCATTTGAATTACTTGTGTATTCAGGATAATTCGTTTGGTTAAAACTCATAAAATCAATAAACCTTCTTGTATAATATTCAGCAAACTCTCTCGCTTTGTCAACAAGATAATCTACTTCATTTTTAGAAACTGTATCTGCAGTTTCGCTTCTATGCTTAAATACGCCACCATTTTTAATTTGGTACGCAGCAAAAGGATAATAATATACCTGAGCATACCAGATTAACATAGGCTGTAAATAAGTGTTTAGCAACGTTTTGTATTTAACATTAGCAGGGTCGTCTATAGTACCTTGCGTAATTAAGTCAGAAACTTTGTTGTACAAATCAGTCCCAGTATAATTTTGTATATCAATCTCTTGAGCTACCTTCACAAATTGAATGAATTTGTCTGTGTCAACGTTACCGTCCAAAATGGAGTTTCTAACTAAATCTGTTCTATTTATAAATAATGCTGTTGCCATAGTATCTTATTTTGGGTATGCACCTCTGTTTTTCATATTCTCTGGAGCTTTAGCTGCGTCTTTTGACCCAACAGGATTTTTCATATAGCTATCAGGAATAGTTCTAGTTTTTTTATAATTACCTAAATTTTCAGAAGGCTCTGTATTACTTTCTAATCTATACAATACCTTTTTCCATTTATGCCTACAGTATATTCCACCTTTGAATTTAAATAAATTATATGGTCTGCCTTTATGACCAAGCTGTTTATTCACACCCTCTCTAGTTGCCTTGTCAATATCTTCAATAGTCCATACAATACCTGCGTCTGCCATTTGCATCATATTAATACAAAACTCTCTTGATGAGCTTGACGGCTTTCTTGAACCTACTGCATATGTATAACGAATTTTATATAAACCATTTTTAGAATCTAAATAAGAAAATGAGCTTCCTTTACGTTTGCTTGTAATTTCGTCTGCTAAGCCTACCATTTCTTTTACTTTAGTTAGTGTGCTTTTTTTTTCTTTTATTAAGTAATTAGCCCAAGACTCATTGTCAACATTGTCATCTTCGTCAACTTCGTCTACCATAACATAACCGTCATCTATTTTTTGGCCAGAGTCTTTTAGAGACCCAAGAATACTGCTATAATCTTCGTCAGATAATTGCTCTTGTGATAGTTGTAATTCTTCGTTTTCTTCTTCTTGTTTTACGCCTGTTTCTTCTTCAATTTCTTCTTCTGATTGTATATCAGTATTAACCTCAGTAAATTCTAGTGGCTGTAACGTAATAAAATATAGGTTTAACGATACATTATTAAAAGCTAATACTTGGTCAAAGGCATCAATTAAAAGCTCCTGAAACGGCCTAATAACTGTGTTATCCATTAATAGTGATGCTGTTTTTATTTCGTCTGCATTGTTACCTAAACCTGTATTGTCTTTTATACCTAATAACATTGGTGAAACAATACGGTGAGCTACTAATATTTTTGATTGAGACTCTGTAGATAAAAACTGATATTGATTATGCGCATCAGATAATTGTACTGGTGTTATTTCAGCTTGTGCTTCTTTATTGTCATTAAATGCTAAAATAAATTTACCTGCATTAGATGAGCCAGAAAATTTTTGTGCTATTCTTTGTTCTATTAATTCTCTTTCTTGTGGATTAGGTACGCCATTATTAAAGTTAATTAACATAGAAGGGCTAAGGCCATTCATAATGTTATTTAAATGATAGTTACTTATTTCTTCTTCTAACTCGCAATACTGTAAGCCACCTTGATAATCCACAGGTGCATAATAATAAAACCCTGCTTTATATGGTTTTACATAA